GGTATATGTATATTGTGTGCTTGAAGCAAGACCTGTTACTGTTATTGGAGAAGATGTTCCTGTAAATGTAGATGGAGAAGTAGATGGAGAAGGGGTAACTATAAAACTTTTTACTGGCCCGCCAGTTGTTGCTGCAGTAAATGCTACAGATGCCTGACCATTATTGAATGCCCGACCAGATCCTTGATTTGTGGCGGTTACGCCAGTAGGAATTCCAGGAGTAATATTTGCAATTAACCAATTGCCATTTTGCCATACTTCAATTTCCATATCATCAGTATTAAAGTATAAATCTCCATTTGATGCAGATCCTGGTCTTTGTGCTAATGTTCCAGAGTTTAATCCTTTTGCTGGAGTTGTCCAAGTTACATTAGTTCCATCTGTTGCAAGAACCTTATTGGCATTGCCGCCTTGGGCGGGAAGTAAAGAATTTAAGGTATTAGTAGTAGAGGTTTGTCCAGTTCCACCCATAGAAACAGGGAGGGGGGTCTGGATATCTAACCCATTCTTTACCTTAAAATCTTTATTAGCCAATTTAGTTCACATATCCCCTAATTGTTTATTAGTTAATTATAGCATTATCCAATTACACTGGATAACGAATAACTACAAGTCCTGATGCTCCATTACTTCTATTAGTTGAAGAGCCCCATCCACCGCCACCGCCACTACCAGTATTAATAACAGCAGGAGTTCCTGTCATAACATAACTTCCTGAATTACCTTCTTGTCCTCCACCAAGACCACCACTACCACCAACACCAGCAGAACCACCTAAAGCGCCTCCACCGCCACCGCCTGCATAATAATAATTACCTCCAGATAAAACACCAGTTGATGTTGCTGCAGCTATTGCGTTTATTAAAGACGATGTAATACCATCTCCGCCTGTTTTAACGTTTATACTTCCGCTATTTTTACTTTGTCCAGCACCTGCACCACCTGCAGTTCCAGCACCACCACCACCGCCAGATACCCACATACCAGATTGATAAACATAAGAACCTCCACCATTATTTCCTTCTCCAGAAATTCCAGATCCTCCAGATGTACCAGTATTGCTTCCATTACCAGCGCCGCCTCCGCCGCCGCCAGAACCACCATTGTTTCCACCTGCTTGTGAAGAACTATCTCCTACAGATGATCCACCACCACCGCCAGAACAAGAAGTTGAATTAAAACTTGAATTACCACCATTTGTTGAATTTATAAGACGACCATAATTGCCAACTCCACCAGCACCTACTGTAACTGTGTAATTCCCTGATGTTAATGATGCTCCAGTTGTAGAACGGAATCCACCTGCACCACCACCACCGCCAAGATCTGATCCACCACCACCACCGCCTGCAATAACAATATAATCAGCAGTAATAGATTGTGTTGGTGTAAATGTTCCTGATCCAGTAAATGTGTGATACCAGTAAGAGCCGTCTGTTGTTACTGTTCCACCTGTTGCTTTAGCAGAATAGCTTGCAGTTGTATTAAATGTACCATTAGATGTAAATTTATGCACCCAATATTGACCAGATTGATAAACTTCGTTACCGCCAAATGCTCTTTGAGTAGGACTTACATAACGAATAACTACTATACCAGAACCACCTGCACCACTAATTGTTGTATAAGGAACAGTATTTTGATTTCCTCCACCGCCACCACCAGCTCCAAGGCTTGCTGTTCCAGATACTGCTGCTACAGTAGAATAATTAGAACCTGCTCCACCGCCGCCGTCTCCACCAGCATGAGCATTATTATATGATGCACCTCCACCTCCTCCTGCATATGTTACAGATGAACCAGTAATAGATATTGTTACACCATCTCCGCCTTGACCGCCACCATCGGTATTTCCTGCTTCTCCAGCACCACCGCCACCGCCACCATAAATATTAGTATTACCAGCACCACCCGCAAAACCTTGAACTGGAGATGCTGTTCTTGCACCAGCAGTATTGTAACCAGTTGTAGCTCCGCCACCGCCACCTGAACCACCAGATTGACCAGTATATGTATCTCCACTAACACCACCTGCGCCTCCGCCACCACCTGTAGCAGTAATAGTAGATAAACCAGTTCCACTTATAGAAGAATTAGAACCATTATTTCCTTTTCCTGCTGGTGTTAAACTTGCTAATGCTCCAATAGGGGCTCCACCAGCGCCTACTGTAATTGTATAAACGGTATTAGTTTCTAGAGTTAATGGCGTTTCTAAAGAAGCTCCTCCACCATTTACATCAACTGTAGAACGAAGTCCTCCTGCACCGCCGCCGCCTCCAAGGCCTGATGAATAGTTTTCTCTGCCTCCGCTTCCGCCACCAGCAATAATAAGATAATCAATAACTAGATTAGCATAAGGGGTTACAGAATTGCTTGCAGAACTTGATACAGATGTGCCGTTAGCATTTGTGGCTGTTGCGCTAAATGTGTAAGAAGTTCCATTAGTTAATCCTGTAAATGTATAAGTAGTATTTGAAGTGGTTTGTGTTGTAGTTGCTGGATTAGAAGTTATTGTGTATTGTGTAATTGATGATCCACCAGTTGCTCCTGGTGTAATAGTAATTTCTACTTGTGTATTTCCTGCAACTGCTGATATTGTTGGAGCTTGAGGAACTGTAGTTGCAGTTACTGCGTTAGACGCAGATGATGCAGAAGATGTTCCAAGTGGTCCTACTGCGGCAACAGTATATGTGTATTGTGTACTTGATTGAAGCCCTGTAACTGTAACTGGACTTGAAGATCCACTGCTAGTATATGAACCTGGTGTTGATGTTACAGTATAAGATGTTGCTTTTCCAGCGTTTGTTGCTGGTGTAAATGCTACTGATGCAGATCCATTATTATAAGCTCTTCCTGAAGGTTGATTTGTAGCAATTACGGATGTTGGAATACCTGGTGTTGTATTTGGAATCCACCATCCACCATCATATACTTCAAGAATTGAAGTTTCGGTATTATAATATAAATCTCCATTTGATGGAGATGCTGGACGTGAAGCAGTATTTCCTTTATTTATTCCTTTGTTATTTTGAACATAGGTTTGTGTTGCAAGTGCTGCAGTGTCTGAAATTCCATGTACTGATGTTGTAGAAGAATTATGGCTAGAGATAGCTGCCGCCGTCTCCGTATCCGTCGCTAAACTAGTGGCGGTGGAGAGAACGTTGGCAACGTCTCTAGCCCTTGTCAATTATATTACTCTCCTATTACAACTTCTTGCCAGTTCAAATCTTCTTCTACCCAACGATACATCTTTCCATCTGTTGGATATGGTGTTGGTGCATCCCAAAGACATGTGTCTTCGTTTAGTAACCATGAGTTGAAAGGCTTTGGTGGAATGAATGCATCACGAGTTGCGTCGTATGAATATCCAATTCCTGCGTAATTCTTTCTTAGCGGGGTTCCGCCCAAAGAATGAACTCCACCCTGTGTATTATATGAAGTCTTTACCCAAGTTCCGCCAAGGTTATCAATTAACCACTGATAGCCCTCGTCTGGATCTTCGTTGCTTCCAACTAGTACACGAGTAACGATATTATTCTCGTCTAATTCGGCCCAATGTGCCATATTTGTTACCTCCTTTTAGGTATTTTCTTATTTTACCATTTGGTAAATGATAAGTCTAGAATGTTATTGTTCCATTATTTAAAAATCTATATACGTGAACTCCAGAAGATGGGGTTGTATATGTTGGAGAACCTGTTGTAGATGCTGCTGCTTGAGTAGCTCTAATATAAAATATTCCAGAACCGCCAGCACCACCTGCTGCGCCAGGAGCATTTCCTCCAGCGCCACCTCCGCCACCACCAGTATTTGCTCCACCAGCTCCACCTGGCAAATCGCCAGTGCCAGAAGCATTATTATTAGTTGCACCATTTCCACCAGAATTTATAGACGAACCTCCACCAGTACCGCTATTTTGAGAATTTGCACCTCCGCCACCGCCACCAATGCCCCCGTTACCAGCGCTTGCATAAATGTAATGTCCACCACCACCACCACCGCCAGCAAAATAAAGAGTCGAACCAGTTATGGTTGTTGATTTACCTGCACCACCATGAGGTTTTGTGGCAGTTGGATATCTACCGCTATCTGCATTTGTTCCTGCAGCTCCTGCACCACCGCCGCCACCGCCATCAACTTTTTCACCGCTTACGTGATAAGCACGACCACCATCATTTCCTTCACCAGATACACCAGTACCAGCAGCAGGACCTTGAGAATATCCACCAGAAGAACCACTACCTCCACCTGAGCCACCATTACCACCAGCAATGTAAACTGGTCCAGCAGCTCCATAGCCGCCACCAGTAGTAGAAATTAAAGTAGTTAAACCTTGCTTAAATGTTGTAGCAGTTCCTTGATTTCCATTACTATTATCGCTACCACCAGTAGATCCACCGCCACCTATAGTTACTGTATATGTTATTCCTGGAGTAATTGTATAAGTTGATTCTTTAAATCCGCCTGCGCCACCACCGCCAGAACCACAGCCTTTACCCGCTCCGCCGCCGCCAGCTACAGCAAGGTAGGTAACTGTTATATTATCTGGATTTATAACATGTGTAAATGTTCTATTTACTGCATTACCACCAGAATCTGTTGCAGATATTGTAATTGTTGTAGTTCCTGCAGAACCTGTCGGAGTTCCAGAAATTACACCTGTTGATGTATTTAAAGAAAGTCCTGTTTGAAGTGCACCTGAAACAATTGCATATGTAATTGATGACCCACCATCTGAATCAGTTGCTGAAATTGTTTGAGAAAATGCTGCATTAATTGTAGCTGCATTTAATGTTGTAGATGTAACCCAAACTGGCACAGCACCAGCAGTAATTGCATTTAATGATGTTGCTGTTAAATTAGTGCTTGGATTTGTTACAATTACATCATATGGAGCATCTCCTGGTGCAAATGAATCTGGGCGTGTAGCAATAATAGATGTTGCAGATCCTCTAACTGTTGTTTTAGCATTTACCAATGTAGAATCATCTGATTTACGGAATTTAACATCTACGTTTGTTGCAAAATTTGTGCCTGTAATAGTTGTTGTATCGTTAGCATTTGGCAAGCCACTTGGAGTAATATCTGTAATTGTTGGAGGAGCCCATACTGCATCTGTTTTAGTTGCAAGAGTAGCTGCTGATTTTAATGTAAATATAACAGCATCATTAGCATCTGCATTTACTGTTGTTACATATAGGAAGGAGGCTGAAGCTGTAACTGTTTTTGCTCCTGCCGTCGCCGATCCAACTTGTGTTCCATCTGATGCACCTAGATATACCTCTAGGTTGGTATCCATCGCCTTAGATTCAATTAAATATGTTCCTGCTGGATATGACTTATCAAGGGTAGCTGTTTTAGATCCGCCTGTAGATGTGACTACTGTAAATGATGTTCCACCAGATAAACTAGAAAAACTAAGTGTCATTATCCAACCCTCCAGCCATATGTTGCTCCAGTATAAATTAATGAAGCCCCTGCTCCATCTACGTCAATTGTAAGATTTTGAACTGTACCATTAATTTTACCACTGTTTGAATTAATTGTAATATTATTTGTTCCCGCTGTGCCTGTTGCATCTATAACAACAATTTCATTTCCAACTGCGGGGGAAGCAGGAAGTGTTAATGTTCTAGCAGCAGTTGTATCTACAAAATATCTACGTCCCGCCACTAAATTTGTATTTGCTGATATAGAAACGTTTATTTCTAATTTATAAGAAACAAGGGCGGCGTTAAGAGCAGTTGTATCTACATAATCAGGGGGAAGAGCAGCTTTTACTCCAAGATCTACCCAATCTGTACCGTTCCAAATTTTAACTGTTTTAGCCATTAGAATGTTATACTTCCCGATCCCGCCGTAAATCTATAAACACGATATCCAGAGCGTGTTGGTTGATCATAGGTTAATGTTCCAGGAATTGTTGTAATTGCTGGCCATGAATTTGGATAAGCGATAATTACTACACCAGAACCGCCTGCTGCGCCGAGTCCTTGTGGAATGTTTGCTCCACCACCGCCACCACCGCCAGTATTAGCTGTTCCAGGATAACCTGCTCCACCATTTGCGTTTCCTCCATTACCACCGCCTCCTGTTCCACCAAGACCTTGTAGGTAGAAGTATGGTGTGGTGTTTCCATTTGGACCATCAAATGCTTGTCCACCTCCACCACCGCCTGCATAATATGTTGCAGTTCCAGTTATTGAAGATTGTTTTCCAATTCCACCATTTGGTCTATTAGATGAAGTTGTTGGAGCAGATGAAGAACCTGCTGCACCAGCGCCTCCGCCTCCACCAATAACGTTTGTTCCACCAGCGCCACCAGCATTACCAAATCCATATTGACCAGATAAACCAGATTGACTTGATTGTGTTGCAGATCCAGCAGAACCTGAACTCCATCCACCACCACCGCCAGAACCACCAGATGAACCAGAACCAGTCATGTTTCCACCACCGCCACCTACGGCTGTCAAAGTTCCTTGCTCACAAACTAATGTAGAAGATCCTCCAGTTCCTCCAAGAACACCTGAACCAGTACCTCCTGCGCCACCCGTTCCAACAGAAATATTATAAGAAGAGCCAACTCTAAATGTTATAACTCCAGCTGGAATTTCTACATATCCGCCAGCGCCACCACCTGAACCTCTATCGTATCCACCTCCACCGCCGCCGCCAACTAAGAGTGCTTCAAATCTATTATCAAGTGCTGTGATACTAAATGATCTAGAAACTACAGTATTAACTCCATCAGATGCATTTATTGTAAATGTATATGTTGTATCTGCTGCTACTGTAGGAAGAGTTCCAGAAATTAATCCACTTGAAGAATTAAGAGTAAGTCCAGAAGGTAAAGATGACCCACTTGCTAATGAGTATGTAATAGTAGAATCTGAATCTGTAGCTGTTGCTGAAACTGATACAGATACCTGTTCAGCAAATGTACCAAGGGAACCACTTGCGGTTTGCCATACTGGACTTGCATTAACATATAATGCATCTGGTATAAGTCCAAACAGGTTTGATGGATTTGTTACTTTAATATCATAAGGTTCATAAGCATTAGAAAGATTTGCAAATACTGCAGTTAGCTGCACTATAGAATTATATGTTGTTGATTGAGCTTGAGTTTCAACACCATTTGTTCCAATTGCAGAGGCAATTGCTCCAGATACAAAATTAGTTCCTGAAATTGTTATTGTTCCTGAATTTGAAGATTCTGAATATGTTCCAGTAATGCTTGCAACGCCTGGTGTTTCTTGAACAATATTTTGCCAACCATTTGCAGTATATAATTCTATACGAGCAGTTTCACCATTAGAATATAATTTACCAGTTGCAGGTGTTGGACGACCTGCTGTATTTCCGTATGGAATTCCACCTGCTGAAGGATTTAATTTACTGATTCCCATTAAGGTGTCACCTCAGAGCCATATGCGTTAAATGAAATGCTAGAAGATGAACCATAAACGATTATTTGATCTCCCGCCGCAAGAGTAGCTCCGATAGTGACAAATGTTGTGTCATTGGCAGCTACTGTAGAACCATACGCAATATATTGTTTTGCTAAAATTGTAGATGTTGAGGCATCAGCAGCCTTCTGTGTAGCAATTCTAAATGTAGCATCAGATGCTGTTTGATTACATACTGCAATAGTTGAAATTACGGCAGACTTACCTGATGGAACTGTATACAAAGCGGTATTTGTAGTTCCTGGTGCTTCCTGCCCTAATATCTTAAATACTTCTGTTGCCATTATGCCCCCATCAACATAAATGTTGACGCCTTAAGCGGTGTATCAACAACATATGCGGATAAATTGGTTTGAATAAAGATTTCTACTGAGTCTCCTACTGCCGCCCCTGAAGCAAGAACGACGGAAGAGGTGGTAGGAGTTGTATAATCATCTCCATATACCAAAAGTATACCATTAAGAAATACTTGCTCATATCCCTGAATAAATGCTTGTGCTGTAGAAAATGTAGTTTGTCCAGCAGTTGCTGTAAACTTATTACGACTAATAATATATGGATTGAATGTAGTTACGTCATCATCTGAATCCACCCAGATTTGTCCGACTACTGGACTTGAAGGTGCAGTTGTCTGATATTTTGCACCTGTAGGAAGAGTAATTATTGTTGTATCTGTTTCAGCATCATCTGTAATTGTTGCTCCGACAAAATTTACAACGCCTCTTGGAGTTACAGTTACGCCAGCATCTTTAATTGTTTGATTATAAAGTTTAGACCAACTTATATTTACGCCATCTGATTTAATTGCATAATTTACTGTAGATCCATTTTGTACTGGCAAGAGGGCGTTAATAGCATTTGTTGCTGATGTTTGCCCTGTTCCGCCAGCTGAAATTGGCAAAACTGCGGTGGATGAAATATTACCACTTGAATCTGTGGTTAAAATAGCAGCAGAGGTAATCGGGATATTTAGTCCAGATTTTACTTTAAAGTTCTTATCTGCCACTTAATTATCCCTCCTTTATAACTTTACTTCGCTAAATTTAACCGTTACGTTTGTTGTTGCTGCATCTGTTACAGTTACCTGTAGAAGAGCATTTCCTGCAGATGTTGTTGCTGAAACTACTACTCCTGACATTGTTCCGCCAGTTTCTGTAATTGCAAATTCTGTCATATCTACAGAAGTGCCATCAGTTTGCAGAACTACCTTTGAAGTTCTAATCTTTGATCCCTGCTTTAGAGATACCATATATTCAATTGATGTAAATCCTGATAGGGGATTTGTATCAATTGTTGTTGCTGTATTTGAACTTATTGTTTCAATTCCAGTTGTAATTGGAACAACCAAAGTTCCCCAAGAAGCAGTGGTTCCGTCAGTTGTTAAATATTTACCTGAATTTCCAGTTTGTGATGGAAGTGTAATTGGGGCTGCTGCCCATGAAGGAACTCCAGAAGCAAGTGTTAGTATTTGTCCATCTGTGCCCTTTGCTAATTTAGCAAGAGTGTCTGTAGCAGAAGCATAAACAATATCTCCAGCTGCATATGATGTTAGTCCAGTTCCACCCTTATTTGTAGCAATTGTTGTACCAGACCATGTTCCAGTTGCAATTGTTCCTAATGTTGTAATATTTGTGCTTCCAGCCCAAGTTGAAAGAGCTGTATTTTCAACATTACCAAGTCCGACCATAGTCTTTGTAATGCCAGCAACTGTTCCAGTAAATGTTGGGTTATTAATTGGAGCATATGTTGAGGCGGCAGTTGATGATAGCAAGGCATCAGTAATGCCATATCCAGCCAATGTTGTAGGGGTAGAAGATATCTTAGACCATGCTAAAGATGTAATCCATGCAGGATTTGAATATGTTTCTGATGTCAAAACAATTGGGTCTGTAATTCCATATCCTGCAATTGTTGTAGGGGTTGATGAAATCTTAGACCAAGCTAAGCTTGTTAACCATGATGGATTTGAATATGTTCCACCAGTTGAAACGCCATCTGTAATTCCATATCCCGAAATTGTAGTTGGAGTTGAAGAAATCTTAGTCCATGCAAGCCCTGTTATCCAGGATGGGTTTGAATAGCTTCCTGTAGTATAAACTCCATTTGTTACAGTTCCTGCATTTCCAGAAACATCACCAGTTACATTACCAGTAAGATTACCTGTAACATTTCCACTTACATTTCCTTCGAGTGTGGCTACTGCTAAGGTATCTAGAGATCCCTGAGTAAAATTAACTGTTGTTGTAGGCTCATCTGTTACGCCTTTGAATAGTTTCCATTTATTATCTGAAGCATCACGAACAAGTCCCGCATGTTGATATGTGCCATTATCAAATGATGCTACAAATCCAAGGTCTACTGAGTTTCCAGTATTTCCCTCTCCAATATAAATAAGTGGATCATTTACAATTAAGTCTGCTGTATTTACAGTTGTAGTTGTTCCATTAACTGTAAGATTTCCAGATAGAGTTAAATTTTGAATTGATAAGGTTTTTGTATTTACCCAGTTACCAGAAGTTGAATCATATTTTAGAACATCATTATTAGCAACAGAAGATATTGCTACGTCATGTAGTTCATTTAGCTCATATCCATTCTGTGGCTTAATATAAACCATACCATTGCCATTATTTGCTTTTGCTACCACTCCAATAAATACCATATGGTTTGGAGCAGATGGCTTTGTTGATGTAAATGATCCTGGTGTTGAACCAAGCCAGAGTATGTCTCCTGGTGTATATGATCCAAGCGAAAGTCCAGAAAGCATTCCTTGCGTAATAATTAAACCATCGGCTGATGCTGCAATTGATTCTGCTGCAATACCGATTGTTTTTGAAGATGTTGTATCTGATGAATTAGAGGCTAATCTTACAGAAGGCCTGTCTCCCTGTGCTCCATATAGATAAACTACTGAACCTTTAGGAATTGTTGAGCCTTGAGCATTAAATACTTTGAGAACAATATCTCTACCAATATGATTTGCAAAGTTTCCGCCAATTAATCCCAGCTGTAGGGTTCCATCAGTTGCATTCCATGATAATTCTCCTTCTGCAGGAGTTACTGTTGCTGTTTTATCAATTTGAATCGAGTCAACTGAGGAAATTTTTCCAGTTATAGTTAGATTATTAGAAACTGTTACATCATTTGGAAGTCCAACAATTACTGCTCCAGTAGATGTATCAACTTCTACCTCATTTGCTGTACCAGTTAATGATGTTACACCAGTGTTATAAAATTCAATTACGTCATTTGTAGCATTTGCTAGTGCTCCAACACCATTGCTTCCGACAAATGTTAGAGTGTCGTTATTGCCATCTGCTACAACTGTAGTTGCGCCTACGACAATATTTTTAAATATATTTTGTGATGACCCTTTATCTGTATTAGTAAAGGCAAGGGTTCCTGCACCTGTTCCAGAATCTGTATATGCTACAGAAACTCCGTCATGAGTAGATCCTGTAATTAATCCAGCTACAGCATCTCGTGCTTCTTCGTCTGTATATCCAGGAGCGGCTGCAAGGCTGATTGAGTTAGCATTATCATTATATGAAACTGTAATATTTGTATGAGTTCCATTTGCCAATGCTTGTGCTGCTGCATCTTGAGCTAATTCTGCAGAGAAGTATTTATTTGTAGTACCCTCTTGAATATTATCTGTTGAATATGCTGCTTCTCCACCAAGTGGGATTGGGAATCCGTTAATTGTAATAGAAGAGTTTGCAAGTTTATTATTTGCAATTGATCCTGCAAGCATAGTATTTGTAACTGTGCCTGTATCTCCACTAGTAATAACAGTTCCTGAATTATTTGGAAGAGTAATTGTTCTATCTGCTGTAGGCTGTGTAGCTGTAACAGTTGTGCTATATGTATAGTCTGCATCGTTCCAGAGAATAATTGAGTTTTCTGGAATTACTAAGTCTCCACTAGAATTTAGTTCTGCTGGTCCGCCAGGAGCTCCTTGGTCTGCAGCTAAAATATATTGATTAAGACTATTTGATAAACCTGAAGGAGTTACGTTTGCATAATTTGGTGTGGCTGTCCATGTTGCACCAGTACCAATTTTAAATTTAAGGGTATCTGTTTCAATACCTATCTCACCTGCACGAAGAACGGGATCTGCTGATACCCAGTTTGCGGCGGTGTCTCTGCGTAATTGAATTCTAACTGCCATTTTCTATGCTGCTCCTCCGTCTATTATATCATTGTTTGGTGCTGATGAATAGTTTGAAGTTGCCGCTCCACCGTCCATAGATACAATATAATTTAAATCTGAAACATATTGACCATAATCAACATGGCGAACAAGACCTTCTCCAGCGTAGTGTTGGTGATCCAATAATTCTTTAGGACCAGCCACGTCATACCAGATATTTCCGTTATATACCTTTATTGTATTTTCAGAAGAATCAAAATACACTCTTCCTTGTGCTGGAGATGCTGGAGCATCTGCTAATACCTCAAATGAGTTTGAAGTTCCACTTCCTCCGCCGCTTCCTGTTCCAATTATAGACCAAGTAGCGCCATTGAAAAACTTCAAAGCATTAATTGTACTGTTATAGTAAATTTCTCCAACATAAGATCCTGTAGGATCTGAACTTAGGGCTGGCGGAGCAATCGTTGTCTTAAATTGCTTTGCCACGTTAACCTACTACTATTACCTTGTATGCTCCTGCTGAAGGGGCTGTAGCAAATTTAATTGTTACAGCAGAGGCAGATGTAAGTTCGACATCTGTTTCTACCTTAGCATAAGGTGATGCAGTTTCAGATACCTGAACCATCACATCTGTAGTTCCTAAATTATGTGTTACTGTATAAGATGTTGCTGAAGTTGAAAGAGTTTGAACATACTTACGTGTAATTGCGTGGTAATTTGTACCATCATTTGTAAGGGTCCAGTTATCATTTGTCTCATTCCAAAGTACTGATACATTTGTCTCTGTTCCACGTTCAACTTCAAGACCAGCATTAGCTGTAGGAGAAGTCGTAACATTACTATTTAATACAACAACGTTATCTTCAATTGTTACTTGCTCTGTATTTAGTGATGTTAGGGTTCCGTTAACTGTTAAGTTTCCGCCAACTGTCAAGTCGCTGGTAATTGTTACGCTATCTGGAAGTCCAATTGTTACTGCTGAATTTTCTGATCCTGAACCAGATACTTCAATTTCTCCAGCTGTTCCAGTTATTGTAGCTACATAATTGCCAGTTGTTTGAGTTGCAAGGTTAACATTCTTGATGCTTACTGCACCATTTGTTACTGTAAAGTCTGCATCTGCGAATGAAGCAACACCCTTATTAGATATCGATGCATCTTCGCCAGCTACCGTAATTGATGTTCCAGTATGAGTTACATCAATTCCTTCTCCGCCTAGAATTGATAGGCTATGTCCTGATGGCGTTAAAGCACCAGAATCAGTTGTAACTGTCTTAACTACTGTATCTTCTAGCTCTACATGTCCAGTAGTTACATTGAAATCATCTGCATTGAATGAAGCAACACCTTTATTAGATGTGCTTGCATCTTCTCCAGCAATTGTAATTGTATTATTTGTTACAGTTGTATCAATTCCTTCTCCCGCCGCAAATGTGAGAGTATCGGTTAGAAGGTTTACTGTATCTGCTGTTCCAGATTCTGCAGCAATTGAAAGTGTTGTTGCTACGTTTACAGTTCCTGCAGCAGTCAAACGACCTTGTGCATCTACTGTAAATGTTGGAATCTGTGTTGTTGAACCATATGATCCTGCAGTTACTGTAGTATTATCAAGATCGATAGTTGTAGTTCCAGCATTATCATCATATGTTGCTGTGAGGGCGACTCCACCTATTACGGAAGATCCAATTACATCTTGGATTACTTCTGTGGAACCAGACATTGGCATCCATGGGCCATTAGGCGATGCCAATCCATTGTAATAGTACATCGTGTTATTCGATGTATCATAATAAATCTGACCAGAAACTGGGCTGGACGGAGCCGAACCTAAGTTCTGAATTCGAGCGTTTTGTAACTCATTCTTATTGAGATCAACGCTAACTAAAAATTTTCTTGCCATTTGCTTTGCTCCTTAAGACAGGTACGCTGTCCCTGAAAACGGTTGAGCCATTGTCAGTGTTAAAGTGTTGTTATTATTATAGTCTATTCCAGTTTCTAATACATCTCCAGCGCTTGACTTAACCGTAACATTAGGCTTTATTCCTAAATTATGGGGTATCGCTACTGAATATATTCCATCTACTGGTCCAGTGACTTGAGCCATTTCCCAAGAGTAAACAAATGTGGCATTTAGGTAGTAGCTTGTTGCTCCAGCCCAAGTTAGGTCTGTAGGCTTAGGGCCATAAAATTTTGTAGTTGTCTTATCATAGTAGAAATCTCCCTCTAGACCCAAATTCTCTGCTGGAATCCCATTTCCATTAAGAATTGTTTTACCACGGGGACCTTGTGGACCAGGGGTATTTACTACAACTTTACTAACTTGTTCTGTTACTACTACTGTTGGGTTATCGTTATTATTTATAATAGGCATTAAATTGTCACCGATCTACTCAATGTCATAAAGCCCTCTAGCAATTTAATTTTATTTGAATTGCTGTCAATAAGCATGATGTCATATGAGGATTTTGGATAGAATAACTTATTAGTCTGAGTAGGAGTAATCTTAATGGTTAATTTACCATTTGGCCCGTCAATTGTTATTCCACCTGTAGAAGGTGAGGTTAATGTGAAAGCTAATTTGCTTCCGCCCTTTGTATCACGAACCTGCATTTTTGCGGTGCTACCAGTGATATCAATGGGATCTCCATCGTTGTCTTTATATTCAACGGTAAATGTGAAGGTAGTGTTTTGATCCACTTCCCAATTTTTTTGTCCTGCCATTTGCTAAAATCTCCTAAAATAGGAAAACTCCTACGCCCATTTTAGCATAGGAGCTATCCTAACTACTTATTAAGTTATTACTTCTTTGTGAAGCCGAAAGCTGGCTCATTTGGATTGAGTGCCTTCAGGATAACTGGGAGACATGCGGCAATACCGCCCTTAATTAAATCTCCTGGGTCTGTGTTACCAGTCATATATAGAGCAATGGCTGCACCAAGAAAGTGACGACCATAGCTTGCTAACGCTGCTAGAATTTTCTCTTGCATTGTTACCTTTCCATCATTATTTAGATCTTCTTTTGCCATAAGATCCTCCTATTTCTGGGCCTTGTGCCCAGGAATTTTGGGTTTCCCCAATATTTATTATATACCTTTTAGGCGGAAATGTCTACAATCTCACAATTGCCGTCTGAAGTACAAGCAAGAGTTTGAGTCCCAGATGTTCCGTCTTCTGTTTCATAGAAAGACAAATCTTCCCATCGAATAGAAGAAGGCATTTTAGAAAGAAGTTCAAGATATTCAGTCTCAGTTACTTCTTGGTATGGTGCTTGCTTATATGAGTGATCTGAATGCGGTAGGAATGAAATTCCAGATACCTCATCAAAATGCTTATATACCCATGCCCCTACTTCCATCCATTCATCTTCCTTAACAGAAACTGTAATTGATGGCTTGTGTTCACACCAAGCACGTTGGTAAACCAACCATGTATTTAAATGTTCAATTGCTGTAAGATCATTACGTAGAATTGCACCTTCTGGTGCTTTTACTGGAAATGAAAATACGTATGTATCATTTGGCTTCATGAAGTCATCTTCTACTGGAATTCCGACTTCTTTTAGAAATGTTGATAATGGGTCTTTCTTGTCTCCACGAACTGTACGAATATAATACTGTGAATGCCATGGATGCATTCCTGAAGATACTCCAACAAGTTGTGATACTGTTCCAGAAGGCTTAACGCATGTAATTGCTGCTGATACTGGAATCTTAAGAGATGCAGCCATTTCAGCATTAATTTCTCTAGCGTATTCACGAAGCCCTTCTAGTGTCTGCTCAAGCTTCTTCAAGTCCTGCTTTCCAGAAAAGAATTTGTTTCCAAACTGTCCAGTAAGAGAAACTCCTAATAGACGTTCTTCTTCTGTATTATCTTTCCAGATTTTACGTAGGTATTTAAAGTCTGTAAGAGTTGACTGCCATGTTCCAAGGATAGTTGCTAGACGTACCTTTTCTGCTACGGTTTTAGGAGTGTCGTTTTCACGAATTACAACTTCGGATAAATTACAGAACTGATAAGGTCTAAGGATAATTTCTGAGCAGGGGTTGGTTCCATAATGGATTTCAGGATCCCGCCTTCCCCATTTTCCTGCTTGCTTTTGAGCAGCGGCAACATTGTATATGCCACGCTCACCTGATTTGGAATCATATAGATTCTTCCATTCCGCAATAAACTGTTCCATTTCTGGCTTACGAGAATATGCTACTGAATTATTTGAAAGGGCTCGCTGTGAGTTGTTTTCCCACCAGTTTCCTGATTTTGCTGCTGCCATTTCAATATCATTAATATTTGAAAGAGAGATCATCGCAGAACGACGAACTCCACCAACCACAACGATTTCGCCAATCTTACACATAATATCATGAGCCTCAATAGGCTTCAACTGGCGACCTGCTGCAGCTTTAAATTTTGCAATTGTAAAGTCAAAAAGGTTAATTAATGGTTGTGGTCCAGAAGAACGACCACCCATTGTCTTAAGACGTGCACCTGCTGGACGAAGTTTAGAAACATCTACAGATGGAATCTGTCCCGCCCATAGCATTGCAAGAAGTTCTCGGTATGCTTTTGCCCAACCAGTTTTAGAGTCCTCAACTACGATTGTAGTTGTAGACTTTTCAAATGATTCTGGGACGGCAGGAAGCTTATTAACATACTTGTATTCTACAGAGAAACCAACACCTGTACCACACATAAGAATATACATCGTCTCATCAAATGATCGTGGTGAATCTACTGGAACAAATGAGCAGTTATATCCTGCAACATGGTCTCTTTCAAGAGCAGCACCTGCAGTCATTACTGCTCGCATTGAAGGCATTACGCTTCTGTCATATACAGCCTTCTTTAAATCTTCTACAAGTTTAGAATCTGGCTCATATGCATAGTTAGTAAAAAGATGATCAAGCATATACGCAAAATATCTATCTACAGTTTCACCCCATGTTTCACGACGGTTTTCTTCAGGGATCCATCTTGCATATCGTGACAATGCAATAAAGTTTTCATAGGGGTTTTCAATAGTTCTTGACATTTTTGAGTAAAGCTCCTTCTCCGCCTTGCGGTTTAATTTAAAAAATTGAATAGATACCAATTCTACCAAACTTTATTTAGTGTGGGAAGAGGTTTTAGAATCTTTCTTCTAAATGTTTAAATGCATTCTTAGTCAACTGAGTCCAACTATATTGTTCATGTATTTTAGTTGACTGAGCAAAGTAATAACCAGATAAAGCTTTAAAATTAATTGCGGCAAAAACCATTTGATCTTCTAAATGCTCACGATCTGGCTTAAAGAAACTTCCTAAATGTGGATCTCCTACTGCTTTAGGAACTCCTTCTGTTTCTGCATCTGTAAACCTTGACTTTAACTTTAATGGACCAATAAATTCTTTATAATGTGCCCAATCATAAGTTGTTATAACTGGCATGCCTGTAGCAAGCCCTTGTAGTGGAATAAATCCAAATCCTTCTCCCCATGTAGGATAAACCAAAACGTGGTGGGAATGATAAAGATCTACTAGCCTATCTATTGGATACTCTTCTGTAATAACCTTAATATTACTATATTTATGTTCTGGCAATATAAGATTTTCATCATCATATAATCTAATAGTATGTGGACCTATTGATTTTATTGTTAATTGATATTCTGGATTATTACCAAATAGTTTAATGAAAGTATCTACTACTGCCTGCCCGTCTTTTCTTGGAGAAGGTTCTCCTACATGCAAAAACTTTAACGGTTGTCCTTCTTTAATAATTCTTTTTACAGGTTTCCATATTGACTCTATACCATGTGGATAAACATATATTGGTTTAGTTATTCCATTATTACGATATACATCTGCACACCAATCAGATGTTGCCCAAACTTCATCACATAAATTCATACGCTCTGTCCATTCTGGACGGATCTTAGTAGATTCCCACGGAGTATAACCAATCTGATATTGATTTTTATGTAATTTATAATGATGAGGTTGTGTAAAGTTTAATTGAAGTTGAGCTTGAGGATTTGCAAAATCTACTTTATGTCCTAATTCTTGTAATGTACGAACAATATTTTGTCCAGCATAGCCGAAACCTACTGCTGGATTTAATCCCGCCTTAATTGTGTAATAAGATATATGCATTAAATTCCTAGTCAACCAGCTTGACACTAATTGTCAAACAATGCTATTATTATAGTTCGTTATCTCTATAGGAGGAAATGCCCATGGAGAATATCAAACAACGTGTGAGCGAAGTTGCTCATACTTGGACATCAATAGCAATGATAACATTATTTCTATTTGGTGTCCAGCCTCAACCGATAGAATCGGCGCAGGCATTGGTAGTAGAACCAAGCAAGACACAACTACAACTGAAGAAAGAAACGCTGGAAAAATTCAGCAACACTGTATACAAACCTTCAGAAATGTTGTCAGATACAGAATTAAAAAATCTGTTGAAGGCAGTAGGATTTGAAGGAGTAGCCTTGAAAAAGGCTTGGGCCATTGCCAAAGCGGAGTCTAATGGACGCCCGATGGCATATAATGGCAACAGGAATACTGGAGACAGTTCCTACGGAATTTTTCAGATTAACATGTTGGGAAAACTCGGCATTGATCGTAAAGAGAAATTCGAATTAAAGTCGAACATATTATTGTTTGACCCAGTAATAAACGCAGAGATAACGTACTACATGACCCAAGGCGGTAATGATTGGAGTTCATGGTCATCCCATACAACTGGGGCGATGAAAGAGTGGTTAGGAAAGTTTCCTAATTAATAGGAACGGAGAAGTCATTGAAGGTACAGATAGTATCTAAATATTTGGCTTTAGCAGCAGAGGGCCTTGTGCAGAAAATGGATTGTCCATTATGCCAGGGCCTTCTGATGCCTAACCAGGATTTAAATGATATAATTTATGTATACTGCCTAGCATGCCAGTATAGAAATAACATTGGACTTGTAGAATATGAACGAATGGAAAAAGCCGTCAGAAATATCTGAAATCCAAACCGACGGCGGTCAAATAAAAGAAACAGACGCTATGGGTAGAGAAAAATTCTGGGAAGACTTGGGCAGACCAAATGACTGAAAACGAAAAATCACAAAATTTAGAAGATAACCTAGACATGGTTAATTACATCATGCTACATAGAATTTATGATCTATTAACAATTATTGCAAATAAGCTAGTGGGACCTGAAGATACATCCAAACTTATACAGTATCATGAACAAGGATTTTTATTGGGTCCCACTCCAGCATATACACCATCTGAAGATTCTTCAGAAAACTCTTGACTTAGAAAATTCGCTATGTGATAATAATCTTGCACTGGTTGTAGCATCCCACCACTTTTGCTCCCAGTGCTTGCACGTAAGTGCAGCAAGACCCATTCGGATCCGCCTCTGAATGGGTTTTGTCCTATATAGAGCACCCCTGGCAAGAATTGAACTTGCGACACATGGCTTAGAAGTCCATTGTTCTATCCACTGAACTACAGAGGTATGGAGCCCAATATCAGATTTGAACTGATGACCCTCCGCTTACAAGGCGGATGCTCTGCCACTGAGCTAATCGGGCGTGGAGCGGATGATGAGAATCGAACTCACCCCTTCTGCTTGGAAGGCAGAGGCACTACCAATATGCAACATCCGCATGGCTGGACCACCAGGGCTCGAACCTGGGACCTAGAAGTTAACAGCTTCCCGCTCTGCCGACTGAGCTATGGTCCAATTATTATAAGTATACTAAATGTAGTGCGAAATGAAAAGTGCGCCCGAAAAAAGTGCGGCGGGACTAGAAGAGATGTTTCACATGAAACAATAGAGGGCCAATTATCCTATTTACGAAGCCTTACGTATTTTCCTGAAATGAGTCCTAATACGATGACAATTGCTACATACGATCTCACATTTAGCAATTTCTTCATCTATCTTCTTCTTGGACAGAGTTGGGATTAATTCCATTACATTTGCATGTTTCTTACCACGGACGTGGTCAAAGTCCATGACATAATATGGATAATTGATCCCACAGTCCAAACAAGGAGTCCTCTCCTTGAGCTCTCGTATATACTTGGCCAAATAAGCCTTTTGCTTGGCAATAGAGAGCTTTTCAGTCTTCATTGGTTATAATGCCTAGAACAAGGGATCATATGGCTCTAGTATATCAAGGAAATTTTTTCGACTACCCGCCTTTTTTAAATTTTAACCATGCTTATACATGGCTTAGCCATGTTCATACCATTTAGGAGTAGGACTTAAATATGCAATTGCTTTATTTAGTAGATCAATATCATCTCTGAATTGTCCTAATCCGATATTACAAGAATTACAGAGCCATGATCTGAATGCTCCTGTTTTCCAATCATGATCTAGATACCATTTTGGAGAATCCCCGCCACAAATTGGACATCTATAATTTTCATCTGGATATGGATTCTCTAATTTTAGTCGACTAGTAATTTTTTGAGATATAGATTGACAAGGACGACATACAGATTTGTAATGAATTTTCTTTGTGCTTGTAACAGCAATAACCATTTCTTCAATTGGTTTTTCTACTTTACATACACGACAAGTTCTAAACCTTTGAGTCATTCTTTAGGGTTTTTAATAAACATAAAATATAGAACCCAAAGAGTTAGTCCTATGAAAATTACTGCATCCATTGTATTACCCGCCTTATTTTATTACATAGATATCATATAGATATATATTGATATCTGGGAATTTAGATTTTAGCAAAGCCCCCCTACCCCCCATAGATTAAAAATCTATTTGAGATAGAGAAGCTGACATCTGGTATATTTGAGTATCAGTGTAAGCCCCCCACAAACCATGATAAGTATAACATTAAAGATTTTGATAGGTCAAGAGTTTTTACAAACTTTTTTATGATTGCTTAAAGTCATGTGTGCAAAGTCAGATCTAACATCTATTTCCGCCCCGCATTTATCACAAACAACGATTCGATTAGCTGCCATGTAGGAATAATATCATATTTGATTCTAGTTGACTAGTAATTTAGATTTATAAAAATGTTAATATAATTTTAATTTGTATGATCCACGATTTTAAAATGTCCGTTTTGTCTAATTAGTGCGCCCATATGTGTTCTAACTCACAGAAAAAAGTATGTGATGTGCCTCACAATGTCCTAATATGTCCGAATTGTCCCCTTGAAATTGTCGGTGGGGTCGTGTAGAGTTATATATATAACGAAAGGAGATAACCACAATGGATTATCTAGACTATATGGACGAAATCTACGAGGAATTAGTAGAGGAGTTTGGACACGAGATAGAATCTCAGTGTGTTCATAATCACACCGATTAGAGGGTGTGTCGCCTTGATAATGTCGGTCATAGGTGATAGTCTTACAGACATAACAATTAAATAAGAATTAGAGCGTGAGCCTAGCAAATAAACCGAAAGGGTGAGCCTAGCAAATAATCGCTCCCAACAAAATTAACTAACGAAAGGTAGGTAGCCAAATGAGTGCTAATCTATACAATGTCCAATCCCTACTAGTAGGCAAGGCTTATCGTAGCCGTACCCTAGAGGGTATAATCCAAGACGCTGAGCCGTCTGATGTCTTCTATGATAACGCTAATGCGTACCTTGTCCGTATCCGCCCTACTCATGGGCTTAGCGATAAGTATCGTATCGTAGCCGTAGCGTGTGATTAGTATCACACCTACGCCCTAGCGTGTCGGCTTGATAATGTCGGTCAAGTCTGATAGTCTAACGACATAACAAAATAAACAAAACGAAAGAATAGGAAATAAATAAATGAAAATCGAAACCGCAATATGGAATGGTAAGAAAACAAGAGTTTTAGCAGTGCCTAGTTTCTCTACTTCAGATGAAGCCCTAGAGTTTCTAAAGGAAATACAGAAACTAGATAAAGAGGCAACTCTTACAATTACAGCAGTTAGCCAATACAACTAAGAAAGGAAACTAGATAAATGATAAACGCCGTTCAAGTAATCAAATGCTCATCGTGCTATGGTGAGGGCTTAGTTTTCATCGGTGATGAAAATGACTTTCATATTGAACCCTGCGAATGTGTAAAGGAGTTAGCGTAATGTATGCTATGTCTTGGGAACTAAATAATCGTGACTACAAATACGAAAGTATTCAACACGGATATTCTGAAATAGATTTCTATGATGAAGAAGAAGAAAACGAAATAGAGGAAATCTCTCTTGAAGAAATAATGGAAGATGGTTTTGATTTAGAGGAGGAGGTTTTCTAAATGTGGGAAAATGATTTCTTAGGTATTCACCTAGATGAATATGGATTTACAATAGATAGCGCATGGTTTTATTTATCTATTAGTTATAATCTGCTACTAATTGCGGGAGCGTTTATTCTAGCCCGCCGATTTTATCTAAAGCGCAAGCGTGTAAGGTAAATCACAAAAAGGATCGGCGTGTCGATTTGACAAATCGGCAGCTGGCCCGCACGTTCTTGCGGGCGTTATTCACAGCTTTATACACAGGTGTGGAAAACCCCTGGATTTTGAGCGTAAGTTATCCACATGACCTAAATCACAAAAATAGTTTTGCGACACGCCCGAAAAACGGGTCAAAATGTCAGTGGTCTATGTTAGGATACTAGTATCAAGATAAAAGAAAGGTAGGTCAGAAAATGACTACACTAAATAAAAATGAAATAATCGGATACTTAGTAGATAATGATTTTTGCGTAACAGATAAAATCTGCGTATTTTGCTCATCTCTAACAGACGGGTGGAACGCTTTCTGCCCTAGATGTCGTGACTATAAAGGAATGATGGATTTGTATTCCGCCGTAGAATACTACGGAACAGAAATCCTACCTAACTAAGAAAGGAAAACTAATAATGGGTTATTTAGAAATTTTTGAAATGAATGAAAATGGTGCTGGTTGGGTATCATTAGAAAATGCTTCCACTTCTACTAAACTAGATTTGGAATTAGCAATGCTAACAAAAGCAGAAGTGAAAATGCTTTGCTTTGTTTGTCATAAAGAAATCGCAAAAGGAAATGTTTGCGTAAATCATAAAAATGTTAGAGGCGCAGTTTATTTTGAATAAAAATAAATAGCGTGTCGACTTGACAAAATGATCAGCTGCCCGCACAAAAGCTATGGGGGCGATTTGTCTTTTAAGTCCATTATGTCCGATTTGCCAGATCCCTGCGACACGCCGAGGAATTTGTGAATTTTCTCACACGGCTTGAGCGTCTCAAAATATGAAATTACTCGCTAGTAAGTTGAAGAATGTCAGTGGCTTTTGGTAAAATTACGGAGTAACAAAATGAAAGGAAAACTAACTATGAAAAGTTATTCAATTGTCGATTTGCTAGTAGATACTTACTACGCACCTACTTCTCTCCGCCGTCGTTTCAATGGCGGAATTATCAACCACGCAGAAAAGCGTGAGGATATTTATTTACCAGAAGGCTATGAGGCTTTCGCTATTCGCTACCGCCCAACAGGTCGCTTCAATGACGAATGGGCAACAGTAGCCGTCAGGGTCGCCGACTACTAAAATGTCGGTGGCTTCCGCTATAATCTAATCAACTAAACGAAAGGGAAACTAAATGAAACTAGATGAATTCAAGGCTCTTGTTATAGAGCAACGCAAGGCGCAACAGGCGCAAAACTTACAGGCGATTTTGTCAGTCGCTTCTGCTACAATTCCAGCAACAACAGAACGAAAGGAAAACTAAAAATGGAAAAACTAGAATACATTGTAAATCAAATCCTAGACTGCGATTTGTGTAATGGTGTCGGTGCTCAGTATTTCTCTAATGGAGAGGACTACGATTTCGAGGACTGTATTTGTAATCCTTATGGGATTATTCTTGACGGGAAAGATGTCATTTTTGATAATGGCATACTTTCAGAAAATCAACTATTCGCAACAGGGGAGGCTATCTAATGAAAAAAAATGTTTTGATTAGTTATGTAGTAGAAGCAGACAGCGATTTGTCTGCTATCTTTGCCCTGAATAAATCTCTTTCTACTTTGCCTGATAGCGAATTAGTAAAGTTTGACGCTTTTGATGTTTTGGAGGTATCAGAATAATGATGACCCGTAAAGACTATGTTGAAACCGCTAAAATTCTAAACTATGTTAGCGATAAAACTCACCCTGCCGTTTTTTCTAAAATGGTTGTTGATTTCGCAGAAATGTTTGCGAAAGATAATCCGAGATTTGATGCGAATAGATTTTATTCCGCAGCGAATTATAAAATTCCAAGTTTTAGAAGTTAGGAAATAAAATGACAAAAGAAAAAGTAAAACGTGTTCAAGAATTGCGCCGCAGTAATGCGGCAACACCAATTCCGTCTAAGAAAAAATATAAACGAAAATCAAAAAATCAAAAAGAAAAATATCTAAAAACTTATTGCGAGCTGATCGCTCCGTTTTTTAGATAGTTGAAATTTCAACAAGCCCGCACACGGTGCGGGGTCGGGCGTGTCCTTACGAATGTGATAATAATCACCCCGAAACCTGCGGCGTGTCGCTGAAAATGTCAGTCGTTTACGCTATAATTGCTGCGTATCCCAACGAAAGGAAAAACTAATGGGTTTAGATATGTATCTCCACGCTAAAAAGTATGTGGAAAAAATTGACTGGAATAAATTGAGAGATTTAGACCTTGACATGGATAGCGATGAGGCTATCATGCCACTCTGGAATGATATTGTAGAAACGGCAGGAATGAAAGATATTGCTACCGATATCTATGGTGTAAATGTTGAAGTAACTGCTGCTTATTGGCGTAAGTCTAATCAAATTCACAAATGGTTTGTCGATAATGTACAAGGTGGAAATGATGACTGCGGCAATTACTATGTGTCTAAAGATAAACTAAAGGAATTGCGAGAGACTTGCCGTCAAGCCTTATTCGCTAAAGACCCTAGTTTGCTGCCGCCGCAGGCTGGCTTCTTCTTTGGCTCATATGATATCGATGAATGGTATTGGGAAGATATCAAGCGTACTATCAAGAAACTAGACCGCTTGTTCGAATTGCCCGATTTCGACCAATTGTCCTTCTACTATAACTCATCTTGGTAAATGTCGGTGGGCCCTGCTACAATAGGGCCCATAACGAAAGGTCTATAAATGAAACTAAAACGCTCTAACGATAGGAAAGTAACTAATGCCGTCTCCCCAAATGGTAAAACCCCAACAATTGCTAACACCTTCGGATTACCCGCAGGAAAGGCTTATTCATGTCCTGGCGCAACGTCTATCTGTGAAAGTGTTTGCTACGCTGGTAAACTTGAAAAGGTATACAAGGGAGTAAAGGCTACTCTTCTCCATAATTGGGAGCTCCTACGTAATGCCGACATGGATGCCATGCTGCTATTACTAGATGAGATGATTGTTGACTTTGTCAATGATTGTGAAAAGCGCAATGCTAAAAAATTATTCCGTATTCACTGGGATGGCGATTTCTTCAATGATACTTACGCATATGCCTGGAAGACTGTTATATCTAATCATCCTGACATTCAATTTTGGGTATATACACGAGTAAAGTCTGCAGCGCTTATTCTTAGAGGTACACCTAATCTATCTCTTTATTATTCTACCGACGATGAAAATAAAGAAATTGCTCATGACCTAAAACTAAATCAAGGTATCCGCCTTGCTTACTTAGGCAAAACGTTTGCTGTCACCGAAAGCACAATGAAAGAATTGACTGGCAAGCCTGGCGCTAAATGTCCTGAGAATGCTAAGAAAATTCCTCTAATTTCTACTAATGGTTCTGCCTGCGTATCGTGTGGCCTATGTGTGTACGGTAAAGCAGACATTCGATTTTCTGCGAGTAAAAAATAATGCCTGCTAATATTTTTACTAATCAGATCGCAGAATATTTGGAGGTCCCTTTAAATGTTGCAGAATCAATTCAAAATGTTATCGATACTTATTTTTATTTAGACTGGAGCGAATGTGATAAATTTGAAATGCATGCAACGTTCTTAGCTGCATATCAATTTTATAAAAACGAGCTGTAGAGCCCGCACACGTATGGGGGCAAAATTTGTTTTACGTCAAGTTACGACACACCCTGAAATTTGTGAGGTTTATCACAAAATAAATCTACGACACGCCGATAGCCAAATGGTAAATGTCGGTGGCTTCGGCTATAATTGCGCTATCAACAAACGAAAGGAAACAAATGCTAAACACAGATAACTGGGCTTCTTACCCGTTTTCCGTCGAGGGTGTAGATTTTGTATCTAAACTAGACCCACAAGGCTCTTTCTATCCACAAGTAGAACGCCTGCCTGCTGGAGTATTTACTGCTGAAAATACTCGTATGGTAACTGAACTAATCGGTAATCCTGCTCTCTTTACTCGTCAAGAATTGCAAGATGAGTTAGACCGCATAAATGCTGGCGCTTCGCAGGCTCTCGTAGCCTTAGCCTAACAATGTCGGTGGGCTAGTGTATAATCTAGCCCACCACAACAACGAAAGGAAACAAATGTTATCAACCGCAACCGCCCTTATCGAAGCAACCGAACAGAGTATTTTTGATGAGGAAGTAATGGGCTTTGCTCAGGCTTTCTGCCACAATGCTAAAGACTTGGATACTGAACAATTCGCTAAGTCTATTTATGTTTATTCTTGTATGCTTGCTTCTCTCGCAGTAGATAAGGCTATGAAAGTTTTACTAAGCGAAGATGAAATCATAGACCTAATGAACGCTATTGACGAATTGGAAACAATGAGAGATGAGGTAATGAACAATGGGGAGTAATTTCGCAACCGATTTAGCTGAACTAGATTTAGGTTTATCTTTAGAGGATAGTATTGCTATCCACTTATCAGCTAATCATTATCCACCCGTTCCCCGCTCTATGGTAGAACCTTGTATTGCCGCCATAGATGCTTATCACGATGAGGATTACCAACGCCTTATTGACCTACCCGCACCTATTACTTGGCGGGATCAAAATCAAGCACCTGCTTCCGCTATCGTAGAGGCTCACCACCTAGACGCTTGGCTTCCGCAGTATGACTAAAATCACACTTTCCAACCCTACCGCTTGTCGGTGGGGTCTGGTAAAATACAACCCTAACAGAAAGGAAAAATAAATGGCAACAACGCTAGAAATCGGACAAACCTTCACAACTGAGAAATCAGGTGTAATCGGTGTAATCAAGGCAGTAGATAACCACCCTTCAGGTGTGGCTCGTGTGCTTCTTGATGTAAATGGCTCAGAACGCTGGACAAGCGTATCTATCTAATCAAATGGCAGGGCTCACCAAAATGTCGGTGGGCTCTGCTACAATCTCTCTCTAACCTAAACGAAAGGAAATCAAATGGCTAGAAACGGAAAATCTATTAGCGTGAAAATCGCTACAACCAAAGTTATCAAGGCTTTGGAAAACAAGTTAGCACAAGTCAAGAAAGACAAGGCTAACCAAAAAATCAACGAGGAGAAATACTCAAAGGCTATGGAAAAGTATAACAAGGAAATCGCTAAGATTGCCCTTGCTAACATTACCAAAGCAAATGACTTATCTGCTCACACAAGATACAATGGCGAACTAAATGTATCTTTCTCTATTCCAAAAGGTAGCCTAGACCTACCTGCTGAACCTGAAAAGGATTTTGAGACTTTTCACGATTGGCAATACAAGGAAATGGTAGATGAAATTGAGAACGCTATCCGTATTCTCAAGATGACCGATGAGGAAGTCGTAAGCACTTCTACTTACAACGCTATCGCAAGATACTTGTAATCTTAGCGGGGGCTAGACAAAATCTAGCCCCCTATGCTAAAATATTTATCCCTACTAACAGAAAGAAAACAAATGTATAAACTAACAGTATTATACGATGGCGATGTATTCGCTACTTACCAATACTCAGATGCCCTACAAGCGTTTGAGGCTTTCGCAAGATGTATAGATGTGGGCTTTGCTGAAAATGAGGCAACCTATAATCTCTCAATGCCAACAGGCAAAATGTATACCAAAAATTTCAATCGAGCAGGATTGGTGTCCGCAAAATGAAAAATCGTTATCGTGTAGAAATCTTTGACGAAATCAAAGATAATGACCTAACTCTTTACTCAGATGAGGGCGTGAATAAAGAATATCTAACTGAACTTGTATTTTCTAATCTCCGCCGCTTTTCTGGTAATGTTCGTGCTTATGTTTTTGATAATCTAAAGAAAAAGAAAACAACAGCACTTTATTTACCGATGGAAGTTATTCCTAAGAAAACGGAACTAACAAAACTTCTCGGATAAAAAGCTTGGGGCGGG